ATTAAAAGGTAGCAATACCCCTCCGCATACAGTATACTAACAGAGTAATCGACTACATGGCAACTACGGGGGAGACCGATGCGAGAGTGGAGGCCCCCGACGCCATCTGCATGGCACCTATGCACAAATCGAGGTGTACTTCCGGACCTGCAACAGATAAAATAGTAGAAAACAAAGGAACAATCCACGATCATGATACCGTACAACGACGAAGAAAACAACTGGGTCTCCACAGGCTCATATCGTAAATCAAACCTCAACAGACAACGCAAAGCCAAGCAACAGGCCTGGTACCTGCCCAAGCACGGCTACGCGATCCGGACAACCATAGAAGTGGACGGCCGGGAGTACATCGTGCCGGTGCAACTGTAATGAGCAAGAAGAGATACGACACCATAGAACGATACGCGGTGGACTGCTGGATCTTCATAGGATTCATGGCCACGTGCTCGCTGGCGGCATACGTCAACACATTATAATAGCCTATTTGAAAGGTTGACCTCCCGCGGGTTATAGTGTATTATAACAATATGCCACTTACACCAATAGTGATAGAACAGACATCCAAGGGCGAGAGATCCTACGACATTTTCAGTAGGTTGCTCAGGGACAGGATAATCATGTTGGAAGGTCCGATAGGAGAGAACACATCCAGCGTTTTGTGTGCTCAACTGTTGTTCCTGGAATCACAGGATGCCTCGAAGGATATCACGTTGTATATCAATTCGCCAGGCGGACTGGTAACGGCGGGCATGGCGATCTACGACACCATGCAGTATGTGAAGTCTGACATACAGACAATAGTGGTGGGCCAGGCGTGTTCGATGGGCTCACTCCTAGCGTCAGCGGGTACACGGGGCAAACGCCTGATGTTGCCACACGCACGACACATGATACACCAGCCACTGGGCGGTGCCTCAGGACAGGCCACTGACGTGGAGATCAGGGCCAACGAACTGCTACGCTGGAAGCGGGAACTCACAGAGATATACCACAAGACAACTGGCCGAGACATAGAGACGCTGAAAGCGGACATGGAACGTGACAAGTTCATGACCCCGGAAGAGGCAGTGGCGTACGGACTGGCGGACAGGATCATCACGTCCAGAGCCGAAGACGACAAAGACTAAGACGTGTTCGTAATACATCCTACACGCAAGGGATTCATACACATTCCACGCACAGCCGGCAGATTCATAGAATCACAATGCAGATCCGTCGACGGATTCGAAAGCATAAGGCCACATCACACCCACATACCTGGAAATGTCAAAGGTTACGAATGGCACACGGTGCTGAGAGACCCAGTGGAGAGAGTCATTAGCATATACAGACACAGCCAAGGCGGAGCCCAGATGACCAAGCACAAGGGCAGTTTCGACGAATTCATTAATGGCGTGGCCACTGGGTTTGAGTGGCACACCAGACCACAGACGGACTTCGTGACCGAGGGCGTTCGATGTTGGACCAGCGCATCAGAATGCGTCCAAGCACTGGGTGGCACGGTCACTGGCGTTCCTATAAATCAGAGTCATTATCCCAGACCCACACTGACACAAGAGCAGATAGACAAGGTCAAAAGCGTTTACCGGTCAGACGTTGACCTGTGGAACAGTATCATAGACCAAGTTCAGTTTACCAACTAGGTTGCGATTGCTAACTATTTGCAGTACAATAACAACATGACAGGCATAACAGCATCAACGTTCATATGGTTCAGGGAAGGCCTAGAGGCCTATCTCATAGTGCAGATGGCGTGGCTGATGGCAAACACCAACAGGCAGAAACTCACCGTATTCGCCAGTACGGTCGTGGCGTTGATCGCCAGCGTGGTGTTGGGTTATTTTGCAATAGATTTCATACAGAACGATTTCGATTTGGTTGAAGCGTGGACGGCTTTGGCGGCCTCGGCCTTGCTCTTTTGGACAGCATGGTTCTGTCACGGTGCCACACAGCACATGAAAGACATCAGTAACAACATGTCGGGTAGCATGATGGCCCTGGCGACCATAGTGTTCCTCACGGTGTTCAGGGAAGGTGCGGAGGTCGTTGCTTTCCTTTCGGGACTCTGGGTGGCCGGAACCTCATTGATTGATATAGGTGTTGGCGCAGTTGCCGGCATAGGTGCGTTGGCCGTGGTGTGCTACTTGTTCAGCAACCAGATCAAGCGGATACCCATAGGCAAGATATTCCGTGCCAGCAGATGGATATTCACTGCGTTGGCGGTTTACTTCCTATACTATGGGATCCACGAACTGTTAGAATAGCAGATGTGAATTTACAAGTTGACATCTGTGGGCCGAATAAGTAAACTAGGTATTGGCACACTAATAAAGGAAATTAAATGTACAAGACCAATCTAGACCTGCAACCTCTCAAAGATAACATCAAACCCTGGGGCGTCAGCCAGATGAACTCTTGGAGGCTGTACGAGAAGAACAAGAAGAAACCAGGATACGTGAAGCACGGCAACGTGTGGAAGTCATTCGAGAAGTTTGGCGTAACGCAAAAGAGGATGACCGACTGGGAGGTACCACCGGTTATAAGCAACGGCGGAACATTTGGCCTGCAACCACAACTGCCCACGTCCAGACCGAGATTGAATTACATCTACGAACTCAACATCTACTGTGACGAGACCAAGGACCTAACAAAGACCAACAGGACCATAGTTGACCAGACCGGTGACCGTGAACTGTCACGGGACGTACACAACGCACTCAGGGACTTCCTAGAACCCATGGGTTGGGAGAAACTGCGTTACTCAAGGTTTCAACAGGCCGCGGGCGAGCACACCGGTAGCCACGTCGACGTACACAGGCAGATGGCCGGAATCCACGACAGCCTTGACGATCCGATCCTCAGTGGTGAGGTTCGCATAGGTGTCATATTCCTCACGGACTGGGCATACGGACAAGGGTTCGGAATGGGCGAGAGCATCGCACAGGATTGGAAGATGGGCGACTTCTACGAGTGGCCTTGGTTCTTCCCGCACCACACATTCAACAACTCGAACGTGCAGAGAGATTCACTCACAGTAATAGGCCGAAAAAGAATCAAATAGCAATGGACAAAGGCGCCATTACATCCGGGAATGCATTCGCGGAAGGCATCGTTGATCAGAGGACTGGCAAGCGATACGCGACCGCCATCAGTGCCATGCTGGAGTGCGAACACTTCGATGATCTCAAGGTATACACAGAATTCACGAAGCAAGGACCCGCACCCGCGGTTTCACTGGCACAACTGTATCAAGACAGGATCTCCAGTCTGCGTGAACAGTATGACTACGTAGAACTGAGTTGGGGAGGCGGACACGACAGCACTATGATACTGAAGGCGGCCGAGCAGGCCGACTGCCAGATAGATCTTATATCCATGCAGGTGCATGGCGATCCAGCAACACACAGGACAGGGTTCAACTCTGAGATATCAGAGAACATGCACCACGTGGAGTCATATGTCGAGAGATTCCCCCAGACCAAAGTGAGGTATCTTGACATAGACGAGTGCTACGATAAGACCATAGAGCAACACCACGACCACGCACTGTGGTGCAGTCTAACCACAATGGAGATGTTGGACGACATCTGTAGGATAGGCACAGATCACTTTGTTCCAGAGCGCATGGCCGGCAACGGAGTCATACTGTCAGGCCAGGGTTGGAAGAATGCGATCCACAACAGATTGACGGACACCTGGTCGCTGTTCCTGGGAGACACGGAGGTCAACCAATTGGGAGCGATCAGTTTCCGGTTGCCAACAGTGAGGTTCTATGAAACACATGACATAATGATAAAGGTGGGTGAGGAGATTAGGAACTGGTACAACAACGCCACGGAACAAGAAAGGTTGCGTGTGAACATCACGGGCAATGATGACCTGTGGACCACCAACAACGAATGGGTACACGACGAGATCATGTACAAGGGACTGGACATCTTCCACGACAGCAAGAGCAAGGACTGGCTGTTGCCATGGCAGGAGCAACCTCGCTTCTCGTTCTGGACGAAGGAGAATGACAAGTACAAGGAGTATTACCAGTGGATAAAAATGCTCAACGAGAAGGTACACAACTCATGTCTTCTAGGCACAGGCGGCATACTAGGAGATGGACGCAAGAACATCACTGCCGCGGTGATTGACTTTTAGGATGTATACATTATAATAACGCTATGGATCCGGTTTTCTTGAATCTAATAATAATGTTTGCGGGTATACTGCTTGGCCTAGTGGCAGGAGTACTGCCGGGCATTGGTAATGTCATAACACTGATATTGGTTTACCCATTCATAACGGACTTCGATCTATTCCAGATAGTGCTGTTCTATATGTGCCTGGCGGGAGCCGCACAGTACACGGGCAGTGTGGTGGCCACCACCCTCGCGGTGCCAGGCGAGACTTCCAGTCTACCTGCGGTCACTGAAGGACACAGGATGTTCCTTTCGGGCAGGGGCAACTACGCGATCAGCAACAGTGCCATAGGCAGTTTCTTTGGCGCCGGTATTGCTTCTGGCATAATGTTGTTGCTGTTGCCTGTGGGGGTGTACGCCATATCAAAATTCTACAACACACACATACAATCTGTGATACTGATAGGTGTCGCGATATTCCTGATAATGACCTACGCCGGACAGAAGTGGTATCACAATCTCTTGCTGTTCGCCATAGGTTGGTTCCTGAGTTCCATAGGATTCTCCAAGGAACTGATGCAGTACAACTACGAATGGCTGATAGACTACAAGAAGTTCTACTACCTACACTTCGGTCTGCCCCTGTATCCAGTGGTGGTGGCACTGTTCGTGTTCCCAATCTTCCTCAAGGAGTGGAACAGTCCTAGGCCCGACTCCAGCGCACTGGACAAGTTGTGGGACAACAAGTTCGTGCAACACCTGAGAGAGTTCTGGAACAACATAGGTTCCAGCATACGTGGGACAGTGATAGGCAGTCTATGTGGACTGGTGCCACACATGACATCTACCCTGGCCAGTAACGTGGCCTACATCAGGGAGATGAACAGGCAGAAGAAGAAAGGCGCCTATGACGAGAACGGAGACATCAAGAGCCTTGTCAGTGCAGAGACGGCCAACAACGCGGCCGGACTGACACAACTCACACCCCTGCTGTTGATAGGGATACCGATCACCACCAGCGAGGCGATCGTGCTGAACATAATCGAGAACAATATGCAGGTCATAAATTGGGAGACCACAGTGGCTTCAGGCATGTTTGGTCAGTTAGTGATTTACTTCATAGTGATGAATGCTCTGTGTCTACTAGCGGCATGGCCATTTGCCAAGCACCTACACGTGCTGTTCAAAATTAATCAGAAACTGCTGTACACTCTCACGTTCATACTGTTGATGTGTCTGGTGTTCTACATGGGCACCATTGTGCAACAGCAGATGTACTACATGATGGTTACCGCCGCACTGTTGCCTATCGGATACCTACTGCGAAGATGGGACACACTGATAGTGATCTTCGCATTTGTTCTGCAGGGACAGATACAGGGTGCAGTGATAAGGCTGTTACATATCTACTCTGACTGGTTACCACACATTCCAAATCTCGGTATCAGATAATATTACCAAAATAAATACCCACGTAACGCCGATAGCAACATCGACGTCGGGATAAAAACTGACGCCTGAGAGATCGCAATATGCCAATATCAGATCTCTCTTTACTCATTAGAGAACGCCAGCCCGTGAGCATTCGCAAACATTTCCAAAACAGACAGGACACGTACAGGAATAACTAACTCCTATTGCTTGACTCGTGTCCTGACTGTTGACACGTTGTACTCAAAAATGTATAATGTTGAAAGTTAACTTAAACAAAGGAAAAATAAATGAAGAAGACAATCATCGCGTTTTTTGTTTCACTGATGTCCCTTACGTCTGTGAATGCAAAGACAATCGATTACCTAGTAACAGGTACCCCGGGTGGAACTGCTTACGACAACGCTGAATTGTTCATTCCTATCTTGGAAAGAGAGACAGGATACAAGTTCAACAAGATCATCGTTGACAGCACAGTTGGAGCCACTATCTATCTAAAAACAAGCAAGAACCCAAGTGTTTGGATCCAAAACACACTGGAGCACGAAACTGTAGGAAATGAATTACAGGCCTCTCCGGAATCATGGATCGGAACAGGTTGGGGCAGAGCAATGGCATTCTGTTCTAACGACAGCATTGACATTGCGGTAAACAAATTGAAAGCCGGTAAGAGACTTACATTCGCAGTTTCAAACTCATACGGTCAGCACTTGATTGACCCGTTGGTTGAAGTGACTGGCACACCTATGAAGTTCGTTCCATACGGTTCATCAGGTAAGAGTCTCAAAGGTTTCATTGCAGGTGATACAGATATGTTATTCACTAACATGCCAAAAGCAGTTAGCGGTGTGACAAAGAACGGTATCTCTTGTTGGGCGAACACCGGACCTACAAAGATCTTAGACATGGAGCCAATGGCAGACCTATTCCCAGACTACAAGTACAATGACATCCAAACGTTCACTTACTTGGATTCTGCTAACATGAGCGAAGCCGATGTAGCCAAACTTAGAGCGGCATGGGTGAACGTGTTAAAGGACGGTTCTGTTACAGGACACATCGAAAAGAAAAAACTATTCCATCCATCTGTGTACGGAGACTTAGACTCCACAGGTTGGTCCGCGATATTAGATAAAGCGGGAAAAAGTTGGGTAGGAAAATAATACACCAGTGGTGCGTGGCCTCCGGGCCACACACTTCAATACAAGGAGAATAGATGACAGTTTTGATTTGCGGTGCTAATGGTTCGATAGGAAGTTTCGTGGCACAGGAAGAAGCAAAGACACACAAGGTGGTAGGTACATACAGGAAGTACGACGACCACGCAAAAGAATTAGAGAAGAATCCAAACATCACAATGGTGCAAAAAAATATGTTTGAGGGCACCGACATGAAAGATGTTGTGGAGACAGCAAGACAACAAGGACCGATAACAAAGGTGTACTGGCTGGTCGGCGAAAGTTGGAACATAGGCTGGGACAAACTGAAACTTGAGGACATACAACACGCGGTGAAGATGTGTGCAGAGCCGTTGGCAAGTTTGATCATTGAGTGCAAACCTGAACTCTCTGACGAGAACAATCTAATGAAATGGGCAAGTATATCTGGGATCAGTTCCTTGATCTACGCAGGTGGTCCGAACAAGCCAGCGACTGGTGGGGCCAAACACATGGCGGAGTTCTACTTCAGGTCTGCGAGTGCTTTCTGGACCTGGAAGAAAAACTTATTCAATAATGTGATACTTGGAAACTCAAAGAGAACCAAGAACTTGTACGTGGGTTACCATGGCGAGGCACTGAAAAAGATATACAAAAATGATATACCATTGGGCACGGGAACGGAATCAGAAAACGTTGCCAACGTGTTGCTTTGGTTGAACAGCGATACCAACAAGTTCATGACAGGGCAGAACATTGTGTTCGATGGTGCAGAGACGATCAGGACCAGGGACAATGTCAAGGACACTCCCATGAAGGACCATCCCAAGTACTACTAAGATGAAGATCGCAATCACAGGAACCACTAGTGGCATAGGCAAGGCCACTACCGAATTACTGTCGTCAAAGGGTCACGAGATATTTGAAATCAATAGGCCGGAATGGGATCACCATGACCTCGACAAGTTACAGGGCATAGACCTCAAGGGTTATGATGTGTTGATCTGCAATGCGGGTCACGACAAAGGACACCAAAAGTTCATAGACTCGCCTTTCGAACAATGGATGAATGTCATGAAGTGCAATCAACTGGCACCAATGTTGCTGACACAGATATTCACCAGGCAGAACGAAAAAGGGACAATAATCTATATGACCACCCACCAGGATTCAAACTCCAGCAGTGCAGGTGCCTATCACACTGCCAAGTACGGATTGAAGTTTATGATAGAAACTTTACGCAATGAAACCAAGCAGTTTCGATTTGTTGACTTCAGCCTAGGTAGGATAAAATCTTCCATGAGGAAGAACTGGGGTGTGCCGTTGACCGATGACCAAGCGAACTGGACGGGTCCACACGCCAACGCTCTGGAGTCGAGAGACATCGCTGTGCAGGTGGATCACGTGATCAATAACGAACACGTCACCAACATCTTCGTCAAGCACATACAGAGATAGATTATTCCTCGTATCTTGTTTTTGGGACTGGACCTTTACTGAACCGTTTGTGTTTGACGAAACGCTTGTTGCCCACCTTGTAGATTACAGGTGGCTTCTCCTCGTAGGATTTGATAGTGAACTCGTAGTATCTTTTCCATAACTTCTTAATCCATTTAAGCATATGTCGTCCTCCGTCATATTAGTTCAGTACAGTTACAGACACCGGCACCACAGGCACGGCGACTAACACGTTTCTTTCTTCAGGATAGGTGTACGCTTCGGGCCATACCCATGTTGTTTGCTCGGGCGTGGACCCTACAAGCAACAACATGAATACGAATTTCGCCAACATTATTTTTTCCAAAACATTGCCTTTGAACTTGCAGATTTAAGGTCATCCCATTTCTCATTGGCAAACCAACCCACTGCTATTCCGATGATTATTCCTAATGTAAAAAACATATTGTTCTCCTTATAGTAACCATATTTATTTCTTTACATACAGCCAAAATATGTTATAATTACTGCATATGAAAACTAGTATTATAATAGCACTTGCATTAATGCTCACAGGTTGCGCGATACCTTCGAACCCAAAGTTAAGTTTTGGTAAGAAGTGTCAAGTATCGGGCTCGGACATCACATATTCATATGTGTGGCTCTATGACAAAAAGGCAGGACTCAAGGCCTCTGAAGGTCAGTGTGTCCACCTACCCGAAGGCAAATAATGTACAAGATACTGATACTGGCCTACTTGATAGGCCAGGACCCTATAATCACCATGCAGACATTTGAGATGGAGAAAAAATTTGGCTCCATGGAGGAGTGTAAGAATGAACTGCTACTCAAAGATCCCGTGAGGGACACCTATGATGTACTCTGGGAGTTTGTCAACGACATGGAATTCCAGTATGATTGGTTGTTAGCGGGTTGTAAGAATGACGAGACAGGTGAGGAGTTTCATATAGAACCCACATATCCCAAAGGGAAACCAGCAGAGTTGGAAGGCTTACAATTAGACGGTCAACTTAAGGTTTAAGAGTTCTCATCAAACTTTTCAAAACTTTCATCAACTTCTTTAAGATATTCATCTTGTGTCTGATGTGGGTTATCATCCGACTTTTTGTTCCTGTACTTTTCACAGTCCGGATTGTTTGGTGCGAACATACATCCGAGCATTAGGCCTAGATTCTTTACATTACCAACTGTGTCCAAAGTGGTGGGTTGTTTTGGTCCCTTTGTCTCCAACTGTTTGTTGGCACAGCCAGACAGAGTGATGGCGATCAGTATGGTCGCAAGTGTCTTGAGTGTTTTGGATGTCATCGCGGTTATTTAACCACGAACAGTATTAGCCTCTATTGGAAAGAATCTTTTACAGCGATCTTTCCAGCGTTGGCGCCGTTCTTGATAACATACTGTTGTGTGCCGTTGGCACCAACTTCAACTTCTCTACGCAACAGTTTACCTAACACAGATTCTTTGGCCTTCTTCTGCATTTGTTTTGCGTAAGCAATTATTGACTTTGTGTCTCTCATATGTTCTCCTCTAATACCTTGTTGGGTCTATTATTTATGTGTTACTTGCATATCAGTTATGCTTTTATAACATAGCATATTTTACTAGGTAAATCAACTCGATAGGCAACTACTCCAGAAGTATTTTTACCAGCAATATACAGGCGTCTGTGTGCGTTTAAAAGGTAGACTAGAACGGGTTTATAGTGTAATATAATAACTGTGATGCCGCTTTAGCTCAGTTGGTAGAGCAACTGATTTGTAATCAGTAGGTCCGCGGTTCGAATCCGTGAAGCGGCACCATTTGAACCAATTATGCCAGAATTACCATATACACCAAAAAACTCATTGGTCTTGCATGCGATTGGTTCGTTTGGGGGATTGGTGAAGTGGGATCACGCATCCATGGCATGGATGAGTCAGGAGTTCGACTCTCCTATCCTCCACCACACAGGTGCCCGTAGTTCAGTTGGATAGAATACGAGTTTCCTAAACTTGGGGTCGCAGGTTCGAATCCTGCCGGGCACGCCAAAGGACCGGTAGCTCAGTTGGATAGAGCGTGAGTTTGCGGAACTCAAGGCCATAGGTTCGAATCCTGTCCGGTCCACCATTAGCACAATAATTAATTGTGTGAAAAGATTCTATTCCATACAACTCAGCGAACGCAACGAGAACGTGCCTGCCTATGTGGCAAAAATGTTGCTGAAAAAGGAATCACCCTTGATACAGTACCTGGATGAGAACAAGGCTTTGAGATTTAGACACCTCAAGAAGAAGAACATCCTGGAATGCTACGGCGACGAGAAACACCTCGTGGTTGGCAAACTAAAATACCCGGATCTGTTCGGACGCAAGGGCAGGATGGGTTTCATGGAACTGTACATAAGCATGAAGATCAAGCAACAGATGATGCTGTCGAAGGGGAGCGTATGAGGTACGGATTTTTCTCTGACAGAGAGCCCAAGGCTTTTGACGACTGGCCGTTCAGGTGCCCGTCGTGGAACCCCATGCCAGATGGCAAGAAGAACGTGGTCATACTGGGTTGTTCGCACACCTGGGGAGTGGGATTGGAGCCAGAGGAGACATGGGCACACCACGTCAGCCAATGGAACACACAACGACTTAGGTACTGGAACCTCGGACAACCTGGATACAGTCCGGAGGGAGTGGTACGTATGCTGTACAGCACAGAGAAGACGCTGGACCCAAACATTATCATAATATGCTGGCCCGAGACCAGCAGGCGAGAATGGTATAGTGGTTCCAAGAACACACCACTGAACCTCCTGGGCACCGACGAGAAGTTGCGATACCAGACCAGTGATGATGACCTACAGGTGTTCTACCGTTCACTTTTCTTCGTGCAGAAATTCGCAGAGCACAAGCGGGCCAAGGTGTTCCACTGTTTCGCACAGACATACGTGGACATCAAGCAGGTGGATCCTCAACTGAACGTGCTGGAGGATTACACGCTGAGGAACTGCTGGCCCCACTGGGACAAGTTCACTGCCAGGGACCTCCACGCCTCACCATCATACGCCAGGGATGGCGCACACTACGGCATCGAACACCATGAGCGTTTCGCAAAGTTGTTCCTGGATAGGTTCGGTCCCAAATTGAAATAATCTAATTGCGTTTGTAGAGCCTGGGAGCCTGCACCCTGGGTCTGGTGTGCTCGTGGTCCAGCAACGGCTTCACACGCTCCAGTTCCTGCTGGAACCTGTCATGCTCTGGATGGTCTGGACGGAATATGTCCTGCTCGCGCCAGTCCGACATCACGCCCCAGTCCTCGATCTTGTTCAGCCACAACCGGTCCACCTCGTACTGCTCCGCCAGGTATATGATATCACGCATCTCGTGGTAGTTGTGCCTCTGCACCACGAAGTGCATGACGAACTCGAACCCGTGCTCGCGCTTCTGTTGTCGCATGCACTCCAGGTTCTCTTGTATCTTGTTCCAACGCCCGCCCAGCCTCAGCCGCTCGTAGGTCTCTCGGGTGGCGCCATCTATGCTCACGCCCAGTTGCGTCGTGCGTCCTATCACGTGCGGAACACGTGTGTGGAACTCCTGGAACATGAGCCCGTTGGTGAGGATGGTGTATTCTATGTTGTCGCGCACGGGCGTGTGCTCCATGAAGTGCCTGTACACATGGGAAGCGAACGGGTCACCATCGGATCCTATGTGCACCTGTATCGGTGTGTCGCACATGGCCAGCCAGTCGTTGACCCTGTCCGCCAGCAAGATGCCCCTCCGGTACGCTGAACCCTCCTTGTGGAATATCATGCCCTTGCGGCAACTTGGACACCTCAGGTTGCAACTGTCATCTATGGCCAGCCTCACCTGGAACGGCCTGCCCTCGTCCCAGCCTATGCCGTGCCGCAGGTGTGTGCACCTGTGCTCGTTGCAGTACCTGAACGTGCCGTCCTCTATGGTGGCCTGCAGGTGCCGGTGTGTGTTGCCGCCCAGTATCTCCGATAGTGGTTTCAACTGAAGGTTGCCTATGCTCTGTGGCAACCAGGCCTGGCACTCACAGGCGTAGCACGATCCCTGCTTGTCTATCAGCACGGTGTCGAACGGCCTCGGACACCTGACCTGCATCTTGAGGTCCTTGCCTGTGTCTATGCCGTAATGGTCAAACAGTCGTTGGTTTATCTTCATTTGTTAAAGTTGTTTTATGAACTGGTCTATATGTAATTATTTGTTTGTAACCGTGAGGAGAAAGTTTACCAAATGCAATTATTAAGTGTTGCTTTTTTGATAAATATAACTTACAATCCAGAGCGGTCACTAGGCCAGTGATCGCATTTATAAACCTTATAGAAAAAGAAAAAGATATAGGAGACAATCTATAATGAAAATGACAAAGAAGAAGACGGCCATAGGTGCGGCCATAATAGTGGCACTTGTGGTAATCGGTTGGTTGATGAAACCAACACCGGCCGAAGCGGCTGATATGAAGGTTTATGGTTCACTGAACTATATGCTTTCTAACAACGAGGACGCCAACGGCGTCTCAACATCAAAGGCAGAGAACAATGGTTCCAGCATCGGTGTTGACTTCTCGAGCAACATCTCAGAGGGCGTTGACGGTTTCGCCAAGTTGGAAGTGGCGATCGATGCAGATGACTCTGGTTCCACACCATTTGATTCAAAACTGGCTTTCGCCGGCGTTGACATGGGTGGAGCAGGTGTGCTATCAGCCGGAAGACAGAATTCTGTGTTCAAGGGTGCTGTGACATCTAAGACGGATGTGTTCCCGGAATACGGTAATACTGCCGCACAGAAACTGTTCAGCAGAGACTCACACACAGTGATCTACTCGAACACGCTTGGTGCGATCCAGATCGACAACTTGGTAAAAGTTGACGGTACAACTGGTAAGTCAGGCGTTGACGTGTACGAGACTGCGGCGTCTATGGACATCAGCGATAGCCTAAACGTGGGTATCGCCTACACGGATGACAAAGTGAACAACATCGAGTACAAGGGTGTTGGTGCTTCTTTTGACATCACAGATGCCACAACGATCGGTTACAACCACACAATCAAGACTGTGGAATCAACCGATCTTGACACCAAAGCCAACGAATTCGTTGCTTCGCACGTGATCGAAGACACAACGTACTCAGTGGGTTACGGCAAGATCAAGGATGGAAACACATACACAACAGTGGGAGCCGAGAAGAAGATCGGTGAAAACTTCAGCGTGTATGGTGCCTTTGAAATGACAGACGTCACATCAGGTGTTGACACACAAGATGCCGCGGCTGGAATCAAATTCACATTCTAATTTAAACACAGTGGAGCCGGCGGAGATCAGAGATGGTCAAGGTCGGCTTTACGCTTTTTAACGCTTCGCGTTATTTTCCTAATTTACGCTTTTTTGGTAATTTACGCATTGGTAAAATGCTTGTTGTATTCTATCACGTCTTTTGATTGTTTTGTGTCCCAACTGAATCTTGCCCTACTGCAAGTGTTACACATCATATTTTTTTTCTCTTCTTGCCATTTGTCACTGTAAAGCATGTTATGGTATTCCCTGAGGTTGTTCCATACACCTGCCATACCTAGTTCAAACACGTTGCCAAAGTTTGTTTGTTTGGTGGCATCATCACAGCAAAGCACAGCAGTGCCGTCTACCATTATCTCTAAACGTCTTAGTATCTTGCCATGCACCATTGAACATCCTTTTACAAAATTTTTTTCGTTTATACCAAAATTGATACCGTCGTCGTCAAACTTGTTATAGACCAATCTGTTCTCAAGCCAATCCTTTTTCACTTTGACTTTTCCTAAAGTCAACTTCTGTATTTTGTCTACAATTTGTCCGTACTGTTTTTTCTCAGGGTGTTGTATCTTATGTTTAATGCCTATGTTCATTTTCTTACTCAGCTCGGGATATTTTTCTTTAATCATCTTTAAACGTTCTTTGGTCACGTTCCAATCTATGTCCATGTATTCTCTGATTTCCTCCCTGTTGTATCCGATTATAGAAATGTTTATTTGTTTGATGTAAGATGTGTATTTCACCAGCCACTTGCACTTAGGTTCGGTAAAACTCACTGCGTTTGTGGTCAGTACCACTTGTAGGTTGTGACTTGCACACAGTTCGAAAATTGTTTCCAGATCGGGACACACTAGTGGGTCACTGTATCTCCATGGGGATACAACAGAGTGATTGGTGTTTATGCTATGCTTTTTCAGACCGCTGGCAAACTCATCAATGAGACCTGATATTTGTTCGCCGGTCATACGTTTGCCTCTGTACTCCTTGTCCTTCTCTAGGAATGTGTAAGGACAACAGAAACACCTAGCATTGCAGAGGTTAATTGGTTCGAAAGCGAGCTCTATGGGTGTCGGTAGTGTAGCGTTAAACATGAGTCATTATCCAATCATCCATACCGTCATAGTCTGCGATCTTGTAATCGTTCTGCTCCAACCATCTCACTGCGTCACCGTACTTGCCCTTGTTGTAGGTCTCGGTGGTATGGTTCTGTTCGAGCACCACAACTGGTTTATGTTTTTTTAAAGTGTTCACAGCACCCTTGAGTACGTTCAGTTCGTCGCCCTCCACATCTATCTTTATGAAATCCACATCATCGAAGTTAAAACTGTCTATGGTCTTGAGTTGTGCTGTCTCGCCGGCCACGTTAGTCACGGCACCGTTGAAAGTTATAGTGCCGTTGTGGTCGCCCACTGCACACCGGTGTATCTTGCATTTGTTGGGATTGAGGTTACGCCATTTCAGTTTTGGTCTCATGTCGAACATATGCACCTTGCTAAAGTCTTTCTGCATGTGTTTGGCGAAGTGTCCTCTTTTGGCTCCTATGTCTAGTGCTGTCCTCGTGTTGGTAAAGTAAGGCCTGCATCTCGCATAAGTGTGACCGCATATGTCTTCGATGCTCTTTATGATGTCGGCGTCGAGCCTTTTGAATTTGTTAGATAGCATTGTCATCACCACCTGTAATTACGTTCCTGAGATTATCACAAAGCATACTGTCTTTCCATGGGAAGCCCTGCGACAAGTTAACGAACTTGATGCTCTCTGCCTCGAATTTTTTTGCATAGAATTCGAGCATGTGTATGCCCTTCGACCTGTGCCCGTCGGGGACCGTTTCTTCTCTTTTGCTGGTGTCTTTGTAGAAGTGTGTATCACCCTTCCTGTAAACCATTTCAACCCCCAGCAGGTATATTTCCGTGAATCCCATGAAGTATGCTATCACTGCCGCATTCAACACAGCGTTGCCTGCCTTGCCCCATCCGTCTTGCCATGATTTCGGCCACTGATCCACGACTCTCACTTCTCTGGTCTGGACGCCGTATGGCCTGCCGGGAGGCACGTGATACTGGAACGGCAGGAACGATTCTCCATGATATTCGGGCAAGTTTTTGAACCAATAGGGATATAGTCGTGTGCCTTGATCTGTTTCACACAACTCAGCGTGGAAATCCTGATACACCACAAGATCACACACGACCAGGTAGTCGTAATGGTCTAGACCATGGTCCAGGGCCTTATATCCTCTGTTGGTGATGAACACCTTTTCATCTTTCAACAGTTCCAATTCTTCTTCGATGAGGTTTGGTGCATTTCCCAGTATGAAACACCTCTGTCCCTTGTGTTTGGTATCGAAATCGGTCCACGCAAGTTTGTTCATTAGAACTCTCCCACATCATTTAATACTTGGGTGGGATCTGATCCAAAAGTTGCCTCCAACTTGACTGTCATCTCTGTCTTAAGTTTGTCTTTCAGTTTTGACAGCACAGCATTCCATTTCTGTTGTGGCACACATATCACGCCGTCTGTGTCGGCAAATATTATGTCATTGTTCCTTACACTTACGTTGTTTATTTTTACTTTTGAATTCATTTGTTTGACCGTGCCTTCAAATCTGATATCGTCGGCCCTATTACCGTGTGCGTACACAGGTAACCCCATTGCTGATACCCTGTCTGTGTCGCGTGTATGTCCGTCTACCACCACACCGACCGCTCCTTCCCGGATGGCAAATATTGCATTAAGGTCCCCGAAGTATGCCTTCTCAGGCACATCGGTGGCCACTACAATAACGTCACCGGGCACTATGAAATCATAACTTTGTAAGGCATCAAATATGCCTTTCCAGTTTTCATCCTTTAGTGTTTCTAGTTGTAGTGTCTTTGCATAACCTAGAAACTTCCCCTTCGATTGGGGTTTTATCTTATCACTTAAAAAGTGTTTGATGTTCATTTCTTTGCAGATGTCACTTAACATAGGACTTGTGATGACCTTTGATAAAAGTTTCAATTGTTGTGTCTTAAATGAACGCTGTCCTGCACAAATAACCTTTGCCAGTTCCAGATCCTCTTTGTTATTAATGTCTATGTTCTGCAAGGGTGTTAGTTCGTAAAGCATTACATTATCTGTAAATCTTTTTTGAACTGCCTGTCCGCCTGTCTTCACAGCATAAAAACTCATGGACTCAGCCACTGTGCCTGGTAGGTCCTTGCTGTTGGGTATTCGATCGCCATATGTGGGTGTTCCATTTTTCCATTCGTAAATCTTTTGTGTGTTGGTAGCCACTAGACTAGTGTGTGAGCTCTCTTTGAATTTTTTCAGTGCTTGGTCTATTGTATTGGCATCCAAGAAAGGTGCAGTACACAGTACTTGAACAACTATGTCGGCGTCTGTGTGCCTCGTTTGATTTGCGAACATCTCGTGTCCGTCTGTTTTGTTGTTTGCCAGTTCTTTGTTCCGGTATAGGTGTTTGACAGGTAGGTCACTACACAGTTGGTGTATATTATCACATTCACTATCTATCCACACTTCGTCTACTTCCGAACACTGTAATACTTGGTGCAGTTTCCTTTTGAATAGGTACTCGCCGTCTAGAATTGTTAGATTTTTATTTGCAATTCTTTCACTTTGACCTTTTGCGGGTACAAATATGGCTGTCTTGGATTTCATCCAACTATTTAATCTATATATTTTTCTAGTCTAAATCCTTTGAAATCGTAACATTCCACGTAGTCTGAGTTGTTGCTGTGTCTTATTCTGCGTATATTATGTTAGGAAAAATTATTGTTCTTCGTCTGAGTGCAGTTCGTTCAACAGTTGTCTCAGTTTGCCGCCTTCCACAGTCGCTTTCACTTTGCCTATGGTGTCACCCTTGGTTGGGTCTGGTGCATTGTCTCTTGCATCTTTCGGAGTATCGTTGCCCGTGACTTTGGATGTCTTCTTGAGGTTATCGTATATGGTGCTACGCTGTTTGTCAAACTGTTTGTATTCTGGATCGTCCGCCAAGTCTCTGATACGTAAACTGTCCACATCAAACTCCAAGTCAACTTTTTGTCCAACGCCCGAACTTGATCTTGTCTTCATGAACTGTATCTGATATCTGCCACGCTCCTTCATTGCCCTCGATGTGAATATACCTATCACGTTGTCAGCAGTCTGTATCTTAGACAGTCCGCCTGATATGTGGCTGTGGTCGAACTCTATCTCCTCGACCGATGCCCTGTTCAACTGTGATGCTGTCGCCAACACACACTGTTTCTCTACAACCAAATTCCTCAGTTCCTCAGACACATACTTGTCCTTGATAAACAGGTCCGCTGGTGATATCCTTTTGCTCTTTGGCATCATAAGATCCAAGTAGTCTATCAATATACAGTCTATTTTCTTCTTGTTCTTCAGTTCTAGTTCTTTCAAATATGTCCTAACGTCTAGCACGTTACTACCACTTGGCAAGTATTTGATCTGCAAGTTTCCTGATTTCTTCTTCAACATCTTGACTTTCATCTCAACATTCTCTATCTCAGGAAACACTTTCTTGGTTGGAATGTTTGTCATCATAGCATCCAATCTCATTGCTGTCAGTTGTTCACTCAATTCAAAAGATATGTAACAAACGTTCAGACCAGCCAGTGCCCAGTTCACCGCAAGATTCTGCAAGAACAAACTCTTACCTGCGCCTGATCCACCTGCAAAAATGTTTAGTTCTCCACGGTTGAAACCGCCAAACAGTTTCTTGTCTAGGTTCTGCCAGCCAGTGCTGATCTGTCCGTTGTTTGCCTTGAGTGCCTCTAGTCTTCCCTTAGGATCCTCAAAGTAGTCTGTACCGAGATCACGTGTCAGTCCAACGTTGACAGCGTCCTTGACCATGTCCTCTACCGGAGCATAGTCTCCCTTTTCAAGCAAGTCTGCTGATTGTAGGATTGCATGTTCCAGTGCCTTGTGTCTCGAGAATGTTTCAAATTCGTCCAGCAACCAGTTGAAATGGCTAGGATCCAAGTCCTTGGCCGATTTCAGTTTGATGTCGTGTTTGGCGTTGACCTGTTCAACGTCTGGCATAACCTTGTACTCGTCCATGTAGTCCTTGACGAACTTGGCAATCGGTTGCAGTTTACGATCAAACGATTCCGGTTTGAATATGTTCTGTGCCCTCGCAAATGATTCTGCGTCCGCTAGGAGCATCTCTATGTAAAGTTTCTGTACGTCAAATGTGTATTCTGCCATGCGTCTATTATATACTATTGTGATATTTTTTTAAATAAGTTTTTATCGATATTGGTAACTTATCTGGTTTCTGTTTTGCGTTGTATTCGTCTATGATTTCTTCTAGCAACGTTCTGTCTTTTATTTCACAGCAGTTGGATAATTCTGAGAACTCTTTTTCCAACACTCGATTCATGTTTACCGATTTCACACTATGCAAATGCTTGTTCTCTTCTTCAGTATACAGTTTAAACATTTTCATTATCAGAAGATTTTCTATGTCCTTGTGTCCTTTGTCTATTTTAAAGTTAATAGGCGTCTTGTGCATGGCATCTATTATTGCCTGCCTTTCTTTGATATACATGTTGTTTGCCTTCATCTCTTTATCACTGAGGTAGCATAGTATCAGATTTGGTAGATCTAGTTCCTGTATCGCATTTATCCATTGAGGATGACAGCGTTGGAACCAGGAATCGTTGTATTGGTTGTCACGCAAATGCTGTTCTATGCTTACGCCACTTTGCAAAAAGTCTTTATATTCATAGTACGAATGCGTTTTGGCTATTGCGTTTTGCTTGTATTGGTGTGCGGTGTTGTTTTCAAATCCTGCGAATGTAAACTTGCCATCTATCTGTGATCTAATTAACAGGCTCAGCAGTGTGCCACAACTGCCGGGCGTGTAAAAAATATAATATATTTTGTCAAGGTCAACCATGCATCTTCCTCTTCAAATCTATCTTCAGTTTACTTGTTTCTGTTGTGTTGAGTATAGACTGTAATGTGAACAACCTACCGTAATGACTCACTGCGTCTGCAACATCGCCCACGTCGTCTTGCCATTCTGGAAACGCCACACCCCATCCATACTCGATTGCTTGGTCTATCAATTTTTCTCCTGGAGCGTCTCTGTCAGGCACTACTATCACTTGCCTTCCGAGACCGTCTATCAACTCTCTTTGTGTGTCATTTATCTCACTACCAAGTATGCTCACACCAGAAACGGCTATGGCATCGAAAGGACCCTCCGTTACTATCACAAACTTCCTGGTCCAGTCCTGTGCGTCCATGTTGAACACGTATCCTGGCCACACGTCGGTATAGTACTTCACACCTTTTGATTCTTGATCAAACAATCTTCCTGTGTAACCCACGATGTCACCCCTCCAGTAGAACGGGATCAACAGTCTCTGATGTATGTCCCACATCTTGTCTGGAGAGTACATGAAGTCATACCAATCTGCGCCCATTCCTCTGCTTTCTAGGTATTTCAGCAGGCCGTCTATTTTGGTCCATTGCGGCTGTGTAAGATCGTTTGCCACATACTTCTCTAGCCACACGTCTAATTTGTGTGTGTTCCTCGGCAGTTCCTTTTTCTTGAATGATACGAATTTCTTTTTCTCATACTTGACGTCATTCTCTTCTTCACGCATGGCCTCGATGGCCAATTTTTTGATTGTGTCGTCGGGTATGCCTATGTAGCTCATGAACTGTCTCATCTTGTATGTGAGCTTACGACCGATCACGTAACTGGCCTTGAACCCACAGTTGAAACAGTGGTAACTGACAGTGCCGTCCGCACTGGTCATAATGCCTCCACGTTTCTTTTTGTCTGCTGTCTCGCCGTTGTGTACACAACAGGGTGCGTTGAAACTTATCCACCCAGATGGTGTCTTCTTCCTACCCGCAGGCAGGCTCGTCAGAATAGTAGATTGGATCAGGTTCATACCCTATATTTTACTGTCTATAAAGGATTTTGTCAATACGGCCGGTTGTGCCAGTAGTCCTTGTAGCCACAAATCTCACGTTTTGGAAAACACCTGTGAAGTTGAGTGTGGAAACACTAGATGCACTGCTCAGACTCGTGTTGGTAATATCAAAATAATCGTTGTCTGATGTGGGATCACTTTCCATAGTGCCCTGTATCTTTAATGTACCTGAAAAGTTTTTTGGATAGATTGCAACAGTATGCAGAGCAATATTGTTGTTGATGCCTGGCTTGCCGTCAATTGCACTTGATGTGAATATGTCTCCTGACAATGTAAAGGCCGATACTGAAGTGCTTGGTACAAACTGGGGGTACGCTCCGTCTAGTAATTCTACTGTGCCGGCCGCCGCATATCCTGTATCAGCATAGGTAACCTCCCTGCTACCGTCTGATTTGACTTCTCGCACTGCAAAATTATAGAACTTGGCGTCCAACTGTAATAGGTCACCCTCTGTTACTGTGCAACTTGCATCACCTTTTGTGCTCACCGTTGAGCCATCATCTAACACAGTTAGTGTTTTTGTTAGAACTGATTTTTGGCTTTCTGTGTCCACTATGTTGAACTCGTAGGTCTTGCTAGTGATATCCTGTGCCTTCTGATCCTCGTTTTTAAACGTGAAAGTGATAGGATTGTTCACTCCTCTGTGTAGTGTTAAACGTCTATCGTACACTTTTGAATTCCTCCCGTGATAACCATTTACGTAGGCTATTACCAACTGTGATAGTAAATACCTTGATACTGTTTGCATAATACATATTTAACAGTATTTATAGATAGAGCATGAACGAAATTTTTAACACTTTGAGGGACAAATTCCCATTCCTAAGTCTGATCAGAAAGGGCGATTTGGAATACGTTGGTATTGTGCAAAACGAAGACGTAAATGTTATTAGTTTCTACGATTACGGGAGGCTCATGCTACCACAGGACAAAATGAAATTTTTGAAATGTGGAGAGACCTGGTGGCACGAAAGCAACAGGAAACTGCCAATCAACATATTCCTTAAGGGGCAGTTTAGGTACTTCCGCACTACACTTGTAACACTGAATTCAAAGGATGTTGAGATAGTACATGGACCAACCGTGAGACTGTCTGATATTTCAAAGAAACGGGTGAAGAGACGAACTATCCAATTGGTTAGAAAACCTATCTAGTCTTCTTTTTTTCAGGAAGTATAGCACCTGTTATAAGATAATGTTGTGTTAAACCACTATCCGGCTGATAACTGCCATACTCTGAACGTTTAGAAGACTTGGATTTTTGTTTGGATTTTTTAGATATTTTTTTCTTAGTTTTTTGACGTTGCATCAAAACTATATTTAGCACGTGACATCAGATTCATCTGCACAACGATCGCCTGGGCGTAAGCGACGGCGTGTGACTTCTTGAAGAAATATGACCCGTCCTTTGGACGCACCCATACCTCTGCCATTATGTCCTTCCAGTCCTTGTACATCAGATGCCTCTTGGCAGGACGTATTATGGCTAATACAGCCGCAAGTTGTTCGATAGTTTTGGGTTCTAGTTTCGACACTATGTTGAAATGGCCATTTAGGTGGAAAAGGTTTTCCACTGTCTTTGGATCCTTCAGCATGTCCCAGTCTGGTTCCTGTATCATCAGTTCGACTAGTTCCTGTTCTGACTTGATTTCCTTGTAGATGTTCACGTTCAGCATGTCTATCTTGAAGTAGCCTCTGTCCTCTGCTTTCTTGTAGTCCAGTGTGCTGTGCCCTGTGACCGGATGTTCAGGTACTGCGTGGAAGTAAACACCTGTCTTGTGTTTTTCTGTCTTGCCATCTTTTATCATTGTTGCCGGCGTGTGTTTGAACAGTTTCAGCACACCGTCTCTGTCAAAAAAATCTATGTCAACATCAGGCATTAATGTACACTCCCTCTGTCTTTTTCATTGTACTTGATGAACTCTTCTTTGCTACCAGGGTCCAACACATCTATTACATCTAGCAGTTTCCTGTATCCTTCTGTGTCTAGATATTCCTTATTCATGTCAGGCATTATCACTCTTCCTATAGAACCGTCTTCCTTGATTATCACAGCACAGTCACCTTCTTCGAATTTCATTTCGTCGTTTATTTCCAACTTGACCTTAGACAATTTTGGCCTCCCTTGCTGTGTCCTGTACCAGCATTGTATCTGCTGGATAACTTTTCAACTTGCTTGGCCAGAAACTTGGGTTTATAAATTTTTCTATCATCTGTAATTGTTCGTCGTTGAATGATTTTAACATCCTTTTGCCTGCGTTGCAACCTAGCAACAACCATGGACTTATCTTGCCTTGCTGTATGTGTGCCACGGCCCTATTAGTGTTGACCAGTCTGAAGTAGTCTGACCACTGTGCGTTCTGTTCAGTTGCCCAGTCCATCATTGTTGTGATGCTCCTCTGCAATGCGGCCTCAACTGGTTCTGTCTTTAATGCCTCTATCAGATACGTTTCATAGAGATCGTCTCTTGACCAATGGTCCAATTTAATCTTAGATCTTAACACAAAGTCTATGTACTTCTCTGGATACAACGGGTTTATGTGCATGATGTATCTACCAAACTTAACAAATGCGTTGTAGTATGGACTCTTCACGAAATCGTCATAGGTCTTTTCTTTCGAATTGTGTTGGTGTATCTTGTAGAATCTCTGGAACACCATGAATGCGTTGACCACCCACTTCTCATCTCGTTGTAGATATCTACGCTTGGGCTCACACAGATGCACTTGTAGTGTTCGTGCCTTAGCAAACTCCTTGCCACAGTATGTGCATTTATTCGTTGATGCCATGTGCTTCAATTAACTCCTCAAGTTCTCGGTCTGTGATGACCTTATCAAGTGTTTCTAAATCTGTTTCTTTCCAGGTTGGATATATCTGTTGTAATTTTTTTAGACTCTTGTTTGGTACACGCTTCATTGGTTTGAGCCATGGATGAAACTGTTGTTGTAATGCACCACACATAGCAGTCAGGATCCATAGCAGTTTCTTGTGTTTGCCCAATGTGAAACAGTGTTTGTTCACGCACTCGTTCACCATCTCCACGTAGTGTTCAACGAAGAATTTGTCTTTGGACGAAACGTTTGATGCGTACCTCATCAACATATAAGGTGAATACAAAGATTTCTCTTTGTCGTCTATCCTATCAAAGTAGTCTTTGTTACGATAGTCTACGGCTTTTAGTCCGTTCCTTAAATCAAAAAATTTTCTATTTTTTTCTGCTGGCATATTTTAATCCAAACATTGTACAATCCTTTGGTGTAACAAATGTTAATTTTATTTTCCTTTGCTTATGTTGTAAACCTGAAAGTTTAAATTTGTGTAAATGTAAAAAGTCAAAAAAATCGTGCATCCAATTTTCATCCATCCATACTGCTATCTTATTGCTAGTGATCATTACTGGTGCCTCAATGGTTATTGATCTCCTACCAGACCGAGCCATAATCAACCTGTTCACACTGTCTTGAAATATCTTTGACAAAGTATGCACACATGGGTTTGGCGCCATCCGACAAGGGAACGGCAAGCATCTGCCCGGACTTGATCTTTGGGAAATACCATTTCACTTCTGTGTATATGTCTACTATGTCTATGGGCATAAAGTCAGGTTTGCTACTACTCAACGGATTAAATGTGAAGGCATCAAACCCTCTATCGTTGAGACTTGTCAATGGTAACACATGCATCTCAGATTGTCCGGCCTCGCCTATCAACATCTTCCAATCCAGAGGCATTTTAATTTTGTAATCCCCTATCTCTAGTACGGCGGCAGGTGCATTAAAACTTTCAAGGAATATCAATGGTATGTAGAAGAAATCCGGGTTGCTTGGGTCTGAATTATCCAAAACCGCAAAACGTAATTTCTCGTCCACCCATTCCGGGATCTTTTCTAGTGTGTATGTCTGGTTATCCAGAGTAAGGATTTTCATAATCTATCTTTTCTATATTATACGGATAATTTGCCTCTTTGTAAAACTTTTTTCTCTGGCCGAGGTGTCTTTTTGCAAACTTGCAACTGCTTGTGATGTCCCATATCTGCACACTGTCTTTGTCCTCTGCCTTCCTTATTCCACGTCCTATACTCTGTATCACTCTCACGAACGACTTACCAGGCTCTATAAGGACAAGATTAAAAATCCTAGGAATATTAATGCCAACAGCGGCAACTCCATATGTGGCAATAATAACTTTATTTTGGCTAGTAGATACTTCATCATACTGCTCCTTTCTATCTGTATTTTTGGTTGATCCAGATACAAACACTGAATCTTTTATTTTCTTTTCAAGTATTTCTCCTGCTGATATTCTATCAACGAGTATCAGCGTGTTCCCCGATGTTGCGATACTTTGTATGGTCTGTGCTACCCAAGTCATTCTTGTAGAGTCTGTTGTCAGCCATTTCAATTCTTCTCCGTATGTTTTGAACTGTGGATGGTCCTGTGTCTGCAACACATTCACGTGGCAGTTGGCCAACACACCCTTGTCTTGCAATTCACTTGCCTGTATTCTATTTGCGACCTCACCAATGCTACATTTCAGACCCATGAATTCGTAATCTGCCTTTGGAACTGTGCCTGTGAGTCCCCATCTTATTCCACAGTGTGCAAATGGTCCTGTGAGAAGTCTTTTCAGTACATCTGCCTTTGCCATGTGCACCTCATCAATTATGATTGTGTTGATGCCTTGTATGGCTTCGAGGAACTCTGTTGTGTGTTCGTCTTTGGCTTTCTTTTCAAGCACGTTTAGGCTTTGCCAGGTTGCTATCGTGTTGTAGCGTCCTAACTCCTTTCGATCGCCGTAGTATACACCAACATCCAAGTTGCAAGTGAGAAAATCTTCTTCGGTTTGTGTGACCAAACTCTTGTTGGGCACGATTGTGAGAGTTCTACCATACGGCTCGACCAGTTGGCACAACGCCGCTGTGATTATGGTCTTACCTGCTCCGGTGGCGATCTCTTGTATGCACTGCGGGTTTTCGATAAACTTGTTGATTGTTTCTACCTGGTAGTCTCGTAGTTCGAGTTTCTGTCCTGCGCAGGGATGATTGTCCGGCCAAGTGATGTGTGATAGGTAGTCCTTATCTACCTTTTTAAATTCAAAGTTATGTTGTTCTCTCCTGTCCTCAAAATCAACATACACCCCTCCGTCCTCTAGTATTGGTAGTATCTGATCGACTAGATTTAGATAGGTTGTGCCTCCCAAGCCAAAAAACGAAACTTTGCCATCCCAACGGCCGAGTTTGACTGCAGGTAAATGCCTTGCATATGGTATCTCGTACTTGAACTTGTTTGACAGTTTCTTACGCCACTCGAGTGACAAGTTTTCAAACTTCACATTTACTTCGTCTTTGATTACTAGTTTACAACTGCTCATTTATACTTTTTCAATCACATGATCATGCCAATCCCAACTGCTGGGTTGATGATCACTATAATACAACTTTTTTGGAAGATTCTCAAGAAGTCTTTTTAGGTTGTCTGTGCCTGTGGCATAATATCCACCACCCAAAGCGATCACCGCCGCTTTTGGTTTTACCTCGCTCTTGATTAGGGAACGTGGTATTCTGTTTCTAACAAATATAACCTTGGTGCTTTCATCTATGAACTTGAACTGCTTACTCATCTGGTGGAGTTCATAAAGATTCTCGAAAAATTCTCTGGGTTTTTGACTATCCACTAAAAACTTTTTCTCGTCAAATTTATCTATTTCTTTCCTGTAAATAGGTTCTTTCAGATCAAAACCCCAAGAACATTCTTTCATCATATCTATTCCTTTTGATTCAAAAACTTTTAACCATTCCCAAAATTCTCTGATCTCTGCTTCTTCATGTACATCGCTGTGGCATGGCATTATTACAGGAAATGCATCTAGTTCTATCAAAGCCTTGACCACTTCTTGCTTAGAATATTCTTTCGAGTTTATCCATAACTTGTGGTAATCGTGATGTGCAATTTTACTTGCCAATCCTGATTCGCTAGGGACAGATATGCTCTTTGATGATATGTAGAAATTTTTTAAACTGTCAACTTGATGTAACAAGGGTTTGTCCTTTAAGTGGGTGTTCCAATATTCTGCCAAAGGTTCACTGGCATTGTCTATCACTATCTTCTCACCGACTAGTCTAGCAGTTGGTTTTCTATGACCCATGATTTCTTTTTTGATTTGTTCGTAGTCATCTAGCAACTCAGGAGTTATAAACTTGAAATCATACCTGACTGCTATCAAGGTTAGGTAGTACGCAGTAACATCAGTGTGAAGAGCAGTCCATTTTTTGGATTCTCCGTCATACTGCAAGTACAAACCAGGCAGGTCCTTTTTGTCCTTTAGGCAACGAATAAGTTGAATAACTTTCTTGTCATAAGGAAATCTAATTTCAATTTTGGTCACTTCGTCTTCGTCTACAAATTTTTCAATGCTTTTCTGAAAGTTTATTACCCTAAAAGCATCGTCATATATTGGGTTGTCCAATAAATTTTTGATGTCCATATGATGGGCCTGGAATTTGGACAGGTATCTCTTAAGAATCACTAGGGCCAATCTGGCCTGTTTTTCGGTCCATGCATACTGCGACTCTGCTAGTGAAGTCACGGTTGATCTGTCCTTAGGATGTGGATTAATCTTGCTTTTTTGTGGATCTCCCCAGAAATATTCATTATATGCTAATATTTTGAGTGCTTCGTTTATTGTTTTTGGCAAATCTGACTGCATTTTAATACTGGTAATTTAGATAATTATTAGTATATTATACTATAATTGGTAATATTGTCAACCATGCAAAGAAGGAAAACACATTCAAAAGTCAGGAGTTTGAAAAAAGAACTTAAACGTAGCCTCGAAACAAGGGGTCGTGTACAAGGTTACAAGCCAACTCCCATGGCGGTGGCTCATTGGTTTACCAAATTAAACACAATGTTGTTTGGTAATAGGCTCGGACGTGTACATATAGAAGTCAAAAAACTTCATAAGGACTGGGGCAGATGTATAGCAAGTTGGGATGGCAGACAAGCACCCAAAGGCAAATTTGACCAACGTAAATTACCACATCATGTGGTCGAAGGATACTACATTCAATTGCACAGCAAATTCCCAACGTGGAAAGACTTTATCGAAACCCTGGCACACGAAATGGTGCACCTGTATCAGATGACAGTATTGAAAGATCCTTATTCGAACCACAATGAAAATTTTTATTCTTTCAGGCCTACTTTTGAGTCTGCTGGTTTAAAACTGTATCGCTAAACTCTGCATAAGAAATAATCTTAGAATTCTTTAGATCTGTACCTGTCTGCAAGTAATTTAAAAATTCGGGAGGGTTATCATGAACAACAGTGTAGTTCACGTAAGGCCTCATTTTCAGCATGTCTCTAAATTGTTTCAACCAACCTTCAAATATAGAATCACTGTGCCTTTCACCGTAACAGGTTGTGTCTTGGTATATGTTGTTCAATTGGTCCTTTCCATACTCTCTGAAGTCATATCCTATCAGGTAGATGTTCTTGTGTCCATGCACACCCGCGGTCCAGAATGCCTGATTGCCTGATATCCAGTGTGGATTGTTAGGAATAAGATGTAACATGCCTTTTGTTTGTTTCCGGTTTACTTCTAAAGCAGGTGCGTAGTGGACAGTCTTAAGTCCTACTTCGTCCTCGACCATCTGCATTGTCATTTTAGTATCAACGGAAAATATGAAATCAGGCATGAAGTCTCGATACAGAGCATTACATCCGTATGTCTGTCCTGTCGACTTCAACAGATTTAGATCAAATTCCTTTCTCGAAGGACCATTACCTATACAGTAAGCATTGCCCTTTGGGGTGGCCTTGACCTTGTCCTCGTAGAACGCTGTCTCTATTATCTTTTGTCCTTTTCTCAATATTGTTCTCACAGTGATAGTTTCGCCTGTGTAGGGTTGCCATTCTATAGGTTCTATGACATTTCGCTGATTTAGGTTGATTCTCATTTGATGTATTTCTCCTCTAGTCTCTTTTTGATCCTACGCCATGGAAGGCCTTCTTCTATTTCTTTTTTGAACCATTCCGTGTATGACAGTTTGTTCGCCCACGTGATCCTGTTTGGCATTGCTGGAGTGTTGATATCTAAAAGTTTGGTGTTACCAACATCGTGGCACAAACTCGACTGAGACACGAAAACCGGAATTCCTTTGATCACGGCTTCTATTGCAGGGTTGGAACTGTGATTTACAACCGCCCACGTTCTCTCGAGAGTTTGTTTAAAATCTGTGTCGTCATAGGTGCGGTAATCTCTTTTTGGTAAACGCACCTTGACGTTCTTGAAATCGTTAGAATTAAATCCTATTTGATTTCTAGGGTGTGGTCGTACTAGAATTGGTCTAGTTGTGTATTTTCTTATTTCCGTGATTTGCTGGGCAATCCAGGTGTCCATCCTTGGCATATCCTTCCATTGTTCTGATGCTTCATGTTGACCGCATATCACAATAATATCTCCTGTAGGATTCCATGGTCTGAGTTCATGTTTAAACAACGGCCAGCGTTTGTCGTCAAAATCTTGATTGGCAAAATCGGCATCTCTGTTTATTCCGTTGATGCCTATTTTAAAACTTTCATTACGTCTAAGACCTCCAACCTCGATCACTACAACAGGTTTGTTTTGACTGCGGTACTCGTTCCATATCCTATGGTACTGTTCCATCCTGCCTCGCCAAAGCACACTCCATATCACTGCCACGTCAGCGTTGGCACGTTTGTTTAGGTAAACTTTATCACCGGCATCGTGCAAACTTTTTATGAAAGCCTCAAAAATAGGTTTAGAGTTCAATGGTCCATACTCTGTCCAAATTTCTATTCTCATTTCAGTGCCGGTGGTACTTTCTTCCAGTAGTCAACGTTGAATATGTCGACCGGAGCATTTGGATTTCGCCTTAGGTCATTTTTTGCAGATGTGCCTAGATTTTTACGTTTACCTTTCAAGTGATCCATATACAATCCTAGTTCACTGTTAACGAACACATGGTGTCCTTTAACACCCTTCCAGTATCCTATGTCATTGACTGTAATTTGTTTTTCTTTTCTGTAGATTTTTGAAAGGTACCAAAAAACATAACTGTCATGCCATTCTAACAATTTGAAAATCTCGTCAGTGATATAAAGTTTTTCCCAATCATTAATGAAGTTTTGTATTTCGGGGTGTTTCATATTGTATCCCACAAAACCACATTCGGGGTATTTTCCGCCATCGTTGAGATTTGGATTTTCTCTACCGAGGTAGGTAAGCATGGTATTTTTAGGTAGCAAACTTTCAAAAAAGTTTATTGGCACTGGACGGAATGTAAAAGTGTCTCCGTCTATCCAAACTACATAATCATAATCTTTAGAATTACGCACAGCGTTCACGACACAAAAAACTTTGTTTGCAAATCTCACAGCGGCCCAGAGATATGAACCTTTGTTCTTGTCCTTACCGCCTTTGGCCTGTAGTTCTTCAGGTCTCCTCACCCCGCCTGGTATTTCTTGCAGTTCACCGTTGGCCACGGGATCGTCTTTATGCTTGTTCTTGAATTTAAAGAGTTCTGGTTCGGCTGTGTTGAGGTCAACCCATTGCAATCTTTCATACTTACAATCAGGCTTTGGTTCTTCGGCGTAGACAACTATATCCACTTCTGGTGGAAACTGCTCGGCCATTGACTCGATGCCCTTCTTTCCGTACTGTTCCCAGGTACCTGGTTTGTATGATGTGACAACTTTAATCTTCATTTATTCTCCTATTTAAATCTTTGTATCCCGGCCAGTTTTGTAAGATCTCCTGCTGTTCGTTTGGTAATTCATTTATATAATTTGATCCCCCGCGTCTGTAAAATTTAAGTTCGTCTGGAACATCTGTTTTATTTTTTTCTTGCATTTTTGTAAACGTTGTCTGGGTTTTAGCATATTCGAATGCTTCTTTATCCCAGGCATAGGCATATGAACTGAATATCAAGTCTATCATATTCCGCCATTGCTCGTCATCTTTCTTAAGATCTTCATAACGAACTTTCAGTTTTTTACCTTTGTGCTGGTCATAATGATCTAGTTGTGCATTCATAAAATTTATAATTATATCAAACCCCCACTGCTTGTCATGTGCAAAATCAATTATGTCCTTGTGCTGTGGAGGTGTAAAGTTTTTATAAGGCACACTCTTTAGGTAGGGCCAGTAACTGAACAAAACATCCAGTGGATTTCTAAAAAGGTAGATTATATTCTGTTCCTGCATCTCATCTAAAAAAATAAATTTTCGTTTGTCTTGTATTTGGAAATATTCTTCCCATGGGATATGTCCCGTGGCACTCATCCAGTCGTGTCTGAAAAGTATTCTTGGAATGCCCGGCCTAGGACGGTCAACCCATTTACTGAACTCAACGTTGTATTTTTTTGCAATATAGTGTCCGAACAGGTGTTTCATCCAAGTCCTCCCACAACGGGGAAAACTTAAAATCAAATTAGGAATGTTGACATACTGATTTTTCAGTACTCCTATCCGCCTATGCATCAAACCCTAACCTTTCTTTGAATCTTTTGAATACCAGTCCAGAACGTATCTCATCAGTTGTCCACTGCATGTATCCAATGTTGTTCAACCACTGTTGCCTGTCGGGATACAATGGTGTTTCAATGTTGTTAAGATCCTTATTTGCCACGGGATAACAAATGGCGAGGTCACTAGTTACAAAAGTCGGTATACCTCTCACACAAGAATCTATGCTGGCGGTCGAGTTGTGAGTGACAACAGCGTGACAGTTGGCGATTGCCTCCTGGAAGTTGAATCTGTAATATTTTTTTTCGTCTCCTTTGAAGTGTGCTTGTCCTTCTATGAGTGTGCAGTCTTCTGGGAATTCATTTTTACGATTAATCATTTGTGCCATGTGATTTGGGTGTGGACGTATTAAAAATTTTCTTTCTGTGATTGGTCTCAGTTTGTCGTAAACACCCATGAACCAATCTATCGGGTCAAGTTCGTCCATGCTCCAGTTGTCCTTTGGCTGTAGGACAAACAGTATGGGGTCATCTTGGTTTGACTTACGCCATGGTTCGTTTTTGACATTCCACAACTTTTTCATCATCTCCCACCTATCGCTTGGTGAGTTGTCATTCAAAAAGTCGCCGTTGTTCATGGGCGAATATAAACTGACACGCCAGTGATGTTGGGGGTGTGTGACAGTGTTGCCAAAACTAGAAAGTATGCCACCGTC